ATATTAACACGATTGAGGAAGATTTTAAAAAACGTATGACTGAATACAATAAATTAAGAGGTAAAAAAAATGGTAAATAAATATGATATGCCCTTTTGTGGGCTGCAATTAAAGTTATACGAAACAGGAAAGACAGCACCTAGTTTTGAATACCAAGCACCATCTACTAAAGCTAAATTCCAATGTAGTTTAACAAAGAAACTCTATGGATTATCGGAAGTAATGAATTGGTACACAACACCTGAAGTACAAGCTTATGCAAAAGCTGGATATATGTTGAAATGGGGAAGTCGAATACAAGATGCCAAAGAAGAAAAATATGGTCAAAGAACAGAACAAGTGGTTTGCTTGTATATGATTAAACCCTATAAATCAGGTGCGATAGATGGAATGAAAAAGATACAAGTTCCACCTGTTCAGGTACAACCGCAACCACAATCTATACAAACGAGTCAAGTTGTTGTAAAAGAAGATGATGAGGAATTTAATGATCCAATTCCTTTTTAATTATGGTCAATCTAACCAACGAAATCATTTGGTTAAAAAAAGAACTAGAAAGAGTAAAGAAAGATTTAGATTTAGCCAATGATGAAATCCAACTACTCAATCTTGAAAATAAAAGACTTAATGAAATTGAACAATCACATAAGAAATTAAATGGAGAACTGCATGAACAGATAGAACAAGTTAAAAAGGAAGCCGATAAGTTAATGATGAATAAGATTATTAAATATGAAAAAAAAATCAAAGAACTCAAACAATATGCAGAGGATATGTATAACTACCCATAGGAGATATAATGCAAAATAAAGAAGAAAAAAAAGATTGGGAAGTAACATTAAGTTATATGAAGAAACACGATGATACTTACCTAATCCGAAATGTAAATAAAGACCAAGCAAAATGGATTGTAGAAAATCAAAATGCTAGTCCTAACTTTGATTGCACTCTAATAAAAGAAGATGAATCAGATATTGAAGATGAAGAAACAACTATTAAAGAGGTTATATGCCAATAATAAAACTAGATGAACTCAATGCCGGTAAAGCATATCAAGTCATGGAAGAAGCAAGTAATAAGTGGGCTGAATGTGAAGAAAAAGAAATCATTTTAGAAGAGGGTAAGAAAGCGATACTTGGAAATCTTATTAATCAAGAACAAGCCAATAGTGTTGATAAGCTAACTGATAAGAAAGCTGAAAACAAAGCTAGGAACAATCCACAATATAAACAATTTGTCGATCAATATGCCAAAGCAGTAAGTGAAAAACTTAAAGCCAAGATGCACTATTTTAATTTAGAGAGATATTCAAGTATGCGACAAACAGAATTAAATATCCAAACGAAACTTGCTAATAAGCAAGGGGGATAAACAAAATTTCGATCCGGCCTAGCGGTCTTTCGGAATCCACAGGGCGGTATTTATTAATAGGAGTAAAACAACTATATGGCCGCCCTCGTGGTACTAAAGGAGGAGAGATGACACATTTATTTTTAAATCACAAAGGTAAATATGAAAGGATAGAAAACCGAAAAGAACTGGGTAAAGTATTCATGTTTTTATTTGGTTTAAGTCTTTTATGCTTTCTAATGGGATTTGGTTATTTAGTGTTTAATAATTTCTAATCCTGATAAATCAGTTTTAGAAGTAATGTCTTTATAAGAATAAGTATGACCTAAAACAAATGCGTCAGGGTGTTTGTTAAGTTCATGTAAGGTTCTTCTGACTCTAGGAAAAGCTGGTTTTTCATCAACAAAAATAAATGAAGCAAAGCAACCAAAAGGATTATCATAACTACGAAGTCTTACTTCTAGTTCTGTAATAACAAAATCAATGGGATTACCCACTTCCTTTTTTTTTTCTTTTTTTTTAAACAATTCGTTTAATCCTAATATCATTTTTTCTTATTCCTATTTAATACCTTATCTGTCATTTTTGTAGAAAATGTTGCTGTAAAAACAATAATCACAAGATACCATACCGAGTCCGGTAAGTCGTTTATGATTCTTACCCACTCTTCAAATCTTCCTCTTGTAGTTTCAAACCAACCGGTACTTAACATTCCGATTAACCAAATAAGTAAAATTTCATCTTTCCAACTTTTATCCTGACTCTTAATTCTCGCAACATCAACTTCTTTACAAGCTTCTATTTCTGCTTGTCTTATAGTTTTAACTTTTTCTTGTTTATGTTTAAAATGGTCAACAGCTTTGTTGACAACCATTTTAGTTAATGGATTTTTTAATAAAGCTAACCACATTATTTTAATTCCTTTCCAAGTTTGGCATAATGAATAATCTTGTCATATCGTTCCTTATCTGTTTCGCCATCTTTTTTTCTCGTTGCATACTTCACAATATTGCCATCAATAAAGTTAAGCTTATTGGCTGTAATATATTCAATGGGCTGTATGTTAAGCTTTAGGTAATGGTTACCCCCACTTTGTTCTTCAATAGCCCTAGAATCGCCTCTATGTTCGTTTATCGTACCATTTTTGTTCATACTATATCTCCAATCCAATTTCCATGCTTATTTAATACCATAGGAAGCAGTCTAGGAATACCATTTAAAATCACAGCAGAACCCATAATAAATCTTGTTCTAAAGTTTTTAGCATAAGCAAAAGCCATATGTTTTTGTGCAGCTAAACATCCTACGTTCATTGCAAAGAATAAATTATCAGGATTAGCCCAGTAACTTATAACAAACTTCGTATGATAATGACCTTGCACAGCACTCATACCCATAGTTTGAGATACCTTTAATACATCAGCACTTCTTCCATGTGTAAAGAAACACTTTTGTCCATTACTCATTTTAATAGTTAAATCATCAACCCATTTCCATTTCTTTGTTCCTAAAAATTCTCCATAGTCTTTTAAGAACTGACGACTCATTCCAAATTTTAATGCTCTTCGATAAACCAAGCTGGAGTGATTGGATTCTACCTCTACCATTTGAGGAAAAATGGATTCTAATTGTTTAATGTATTCTTTTGATTTATCTAATTCATGTCCAGCAGAATATAAATCAGGATCGTGGGTGTGCATATTGATTGCGTGAAAATCTAACAAGTCGCCAATGTTAATAATGAAGTCAGGTTTAAATTCTTTCTTAATTGCTTTTAAAAATTCAAAGCTATCTTTGTGATGGTAGGGTATGTGAAGATCGGATATTACTAAAATTGATTTGAACATATACTATATAGTGTATAGTATATGAGTTGCATTATTGCAAGACGGCGAACACTAAATGGGAAGCAGCAATCAAACAAACACTCCACATAACTTTTTCCATTCTTCCAACTCGACAGGATAAATGTTTTATGTGGTTATCACGAAGCACAGAAATATCTTTAGCAAGAAGTTTAATCTTCCCCTCGATTCTAATTATCGCTTCTCTGTTTTCTGTTCGTGTCGCCATTATTTCATTTTTCTTTTTGGATAAGTATAAGACTTGCCCTTTCCTGTTTTTCGTTTTTTAGGTGGGCGGCCTTTTTTCTTTCCGTATGTTCCTTTGCCTTTTGGCATTATTCAACTACTTCTCCTTTTTTCCATTTCATTTCCGGTAATCCGTTTGTATATGATTTTCCATCAAATGTTAATACTTGTTTTCGATTAGCACCTTTTTCATTGTATGACACATGAATCCACCCAGCTTGTCCATCATCAGGTTTATAAAATTCTAATATTAATTGGTCAAAGTCGCAATTAGCTTGTACCCAATAAGCCACTTGAATATTTGCTACTCCAGCAATTTCAAAATCAACAGCTTGTCCTTTAGTATGTTGTGATGAGTCTGACGAACCTAATAAACGATTTACTTCTAAACATCTAAATCCACTATTAATGATAACAGGTTTATCAAACTTTGCTCTAACTGGTTCTAATACTTCATAGCATAGATTTTCCAAATTCTTAACATCTCCGCTATGAGGAGTATTGTTAATTCCATTCCTAGCCGCTATTTGCGATTTGGTAAATTCTTTTAACTTAAAATGTTTTGAAAGTTGCATGATTAACTCCTTTAAGGTTTATCTTGCGTTACAAGGTACGCCTTTTGAATTGACGAATGGTGCTTCTGCAAATGCCATATAGATATAATTATAAGCACCATTCCATTCAGGATCTGCTGTATGTAGTTTAAAACCATTTGCAAGCATACTTAAATAAGTACCAGCACCGCCTGTTTGTGTAGTGTCAGCTACTAAAGTTTCATTATCTCCGTTATAACCTTCTCT